CGAAGGGGACGGGGCAATAGATCTTAATGCAAGTGGGGCCGTATCAGGAATAACTGCTGGTACAGGCATAACCACGTCAGGATCAGGGAATATCACAATAAATGTAGATACTTCTTCTATTGCTACAAGATCTTATGTAGACACAGAAGTGTCAGGATTAGTAGATTCAGCCCCAAGTACGCTTGATACTTTAAATGAATTAGCTTCTGCGTTAGGCGATGACCCAAACTTTGCTACAACTACTGCTACTAATATTGGCACAAAGTTAGCCAAAGCTAGTAATTTATCCGATCTAGCAAACGTAGCAACAGCAAGAACAAATTTAGGCGTGGATCCAGCAGGAACAGACAATTCAACAAATGTTAGTCTTGCAGGAAGTTTAGATTATTTAACAATAAGCGGACAGGCAATAACTAGAAACGCCATAGATCTTACAACAGATATTACAGGTACTTTGCCCGTAGCAAACGGCGGAACAGGGGCTACTTCTTTAACTTCTAATTCAATATTGACTGGTAATGGAACAAGTGCAATACAAGCAGAATCAGACTTAACTTATGACGGGACTTTACAATTAGGAAGTGCTAATGCTCAAAAGATAATTAAAATATCAGGCAATAGATCTATGTTTGGTTATAATGCAAATTTTGCTATTGTTCAAGGTGGTAATACAAAAGGAATAAAATTTAATACTAACACAGATACTTTTGCAGGTAGTCCAAAAATGACTATTACTTCAGCAGGAAATGTTGGAATAGGTGTTGAATCGCCGAGTGCTAAGTTTGAAGTAGTAGGTGGTAATTTAAGGTGGAAATCAACTAATGACGCTAATACTGGTGTGCAATTATATAGTAGTAATGGTAATAGACAATTAGCTTTTTATGGATATTTAACTTCTTATAGTGCATTACAATCAGACAATACTTCTACATTTAAAATAATTCAAAATAATGCAGACGGCGATATACAATTTTTAGTTAAACCTTCTTCTACAGGATCTCAAACAGAAGCTTTAAGAATTGACGGGGCTACTGCTAATGTTGGAATTGGAGTCTCAAATCCTTCAAGAAAGCTACAAGTAGCAGGTGCAATAGAGTTATCAACAGCAGACACTACATTAGACACAAATAATTTTACTTTAAGAAGGGGCTCAAGTGGTGAAGGATTTTTAGATGCACCTGGCAATATTCAAATCAATATTGATACAAATAATAATCAATCTGATGCTTTTTTTGCAGTAGCAAAAGATGCAAGCAATACACCTCTATTTAAAGTTTTAGAATCAGGTGCAATAACATTTAATAATTCTTATACTTTTCCTACTTCTGACGGATCAGCAAACCAAGTTTTAAAAACAAATGGCAGTGGAACATTATCTTTTACTACGTTCGGTATAGATCAGTTAGACGCAGCTGATATACTTTCAAGCGGTGAATCATTCGTTGATAATGATGATTTATTAATGACCGCAGCAGCTATAAATGATAGAATTGAATCATTTGGCTATGGCACAGGGGATATGACAGGCGTAAGTATTACTGCAAGCGATCCATTAGACATATCACAAAGCAATACAACAAGTGGCAGTTATTCAGCTACAATAAGCTTAGACGCTTCTGAATTTGGATCGTATTTAGCTGATATGACAGAATCAGCAGGTGGTGGCGATGAAATAGCAATTTTAGATAGTGGCACATTAAAGAGAAAAGCTTTAAATGAAATAAGACTTACTACTTTTGATGCTACAGGATTTAGTACAGGGATCTCTTTTAATGGATCCACGGCAAACGGAATATTAACTTATGGTGGCAGTGGCACAGCAGACGTAGAATCAAATCTTAAATTTGACGGAACACATTTAATACTGCCTGATAATTCACTTGCTTTATTTGGTGCTGGTAATGTATTACAAATAGGACATAAAGAAACCTATGCACACATAGCAAATTATGAAGGCCATTTTTATATAGACAATCATCACGACGACTACGATATTGTTTTTAGGGCCGATGACGGCAGTGGTGGACTTGCTAATTATATAGTATTAGATAGTAGCGATACGTCAGTAGATATTCATCAAGATATAAAGCTTACTAACACAAAAAAACTTTATTTAGACAATGGTTTAGATACTTATATTAATGAAACTGCCCCTAATGAAATAGGATTTACTACTGGTGGTGGCGAAAGAATGAAATTAACTACTACTGCATTAAATATAAGCGGACATTTAGAACTTCCTTATGGGGAAATTAATGATGCAGGAACTGACGTTGTTGTAAAAGCAACAAATGGATTTTTGATACAAACTGGTGGAGCTAATACAAGATATAATTTAACTAATAGTGGAAATCATAATATTTTTGGTAATACTTCATTTAGTTCGCCAATGTCAGTACAGTATGGAGCAATATTTAATGAAGGCGGACATAATTCTGATTTTAGAGTAGAATCTGAAAATCAAGCTAATTGTTTATTAGTAGATGCTAGTCAAGATCGTGTAGAAACTTATGCTATTGTAGATAGTGCTACTAATTTAGGTTATACGGGCGGTATATCAATAGACAGCACAACAAATACAGCACAAGAATATTCTGATTTGCCAATGGGTTATAGAGCTATGATGCACGCTAATTTAGGCACAGACGAAGGTATGCCAGCAAGTAATTATTTTTATTTTACAAAGATCTCTAATAGAGATACTGGCGGTGGTTGGGGCGGTATAGCATTAGGATATAATAATAATGAACAATTTTATGTAGGACATACAACAACAAGCAGTTCCTTTGCTACTTGGAGTAGAGTAGTAGTAGAAAGTTCTGCTGTTAATTCTACAACAGGTTTATTCCAATCAGATGACTATTCTACTGATGTTTCTTTAAGGCGTGGACCAAATAATGATGACAGAATAACTATACAAGCTTCTCATACAGATATTGTAGGCGATGCTAATACAAGAGCAAGATTTGGTAGTACTATAACTTTTTATAAACCAACACATATAAATCATCAATTATATGGCGGTTTCGGGGCTCAAACAACAGGCGGAACAGCAGATTGGAATTACAGTGAAAATGCTAGAAGTGGTAATGGATATACTTTATTATTATCTACTGCTACTAATGGGCCAGGAACAACAACAGTAAACACTGGAAACAATATGTATTATCATACATTGAGTTTTGAATATGCAAGTTATGATTCTGACGGCAATATGACGCAAATAGGTATTCCTTATTATTTTGCTAATAATGACGGAGTTAGGCCCGTAATAAGATCAAGATATAGTGGTACTTGGAGTGATTATAGCAGTTTAATTACAGGTAATAATCAAGGACAAATTAATGGGCATCCTGGAACTGAATCATTGCCAAGTTATTCTTTTAAAGGCGGTGGAGTAAGCGATTTAGATACAGGTATGTATCGCAGGACTGCTAATCAAATAGGATTTACTTGTGCTGGGGAAGATCAAATGCATATTGCAGACGGCACAGTATTTATAGAACAACCTGTTAAGATACAATTTGCTAATGATCAAAGAATATTTGATAATGGTAGCGGTGGACTAAAAATGGGATCAGCTTCACACGAACTTGATTTATATAGTGGTTCAGATCCTATAAGATTTTATACAGGTGGTATTAGCGGAACTGAAAGAATGAGAGTTCATACTGACGGAAACGTAGGAGTAGGAGCAAATAATCCTTTAAGAAAGTTGCACGTTGTAGGTAGTTTTGCAGTAAACGAAGCTACTGATCAATATTATGGTGTTCTTATTGGCGGTGGCGAGGGCAATGATCCAAAAATTACAATAGGTGATTGGCATAATTCAAGCGGTAGTATAATGTGGGATTCTTCTGAAAATGTTTTAAAGATAGACTCTCAACACTCTACAGCAAATCGTGATATTGTATTTACAGGTAATGATTTTGCTACTGAATATATGCGAGTAAATGCTACTGGATTACTAATAGGAACTTCAAACTCAGGGTGGGACGGCGATGCTGATAATCTTGTAGTAGGTAGTGGCAGTGGCCATAATGGTATGACGATTTATGCTGGAAATACAAGCAATGCACAAATTAATTTTGCAGATAGTAATAGTGGTTCAGGTAGATATGCAGGTGTTTTAAGATATAATCATAGTGGAAATTATATGTCAGTTTTAACTAATGGCGGAACAGAAGCTATGAGAATTGATAGCAGTCAAGATGCACACTTTGACCAAGATGTTATTGCATTTTCTACTACGCCTTCTGACAAAAGATTAAAAAAGAATATTAAAGATATTGAATATGGATTAGAAGCTGTTATGCAGTTGGATCCAAAACAATATGATTGGAAAAAAGACAATAAACACGACATAGGATTTATTGCACAAGAAGTAGAACAAGTAATTCCTGAAATAGTCAAAGATAAAAAACACTTTGATAAAGATATAAAGACTTTGGATTACGAAAAATTGACTGCTGTATTAATTAAAGCAGTACAAGAACAGCAACAACAAATAAACAAATTAGAGGAAAAGTTAAATGAGTATAATAATTAGCGAAAAAACACAAGAAACTTCTAGCGGAACAGCTAAAATGGTAGAATTAAAACATATGAGAACAATGAAAGCTGCTGACGGATCAGAAGTAGAAGTAGTAGATTTTGTTGACGTCAGGGATCTTGATTCAGCTATCACAGAAACAGAAAATAGAAAACAAAATTTAGAAGCTGAATTAAGTAAAGTAAATCAACAATTAACAGATTTACAAGCTATCAAAGACGCTGAATAATGATTGGTTATTTAATTAAATTAATTAATCGCATTAAGGGGAATTAATGGGCGTAGTAGTAGGAAGTACGAACGTAGGGCTATTTAGTTTTGGATCGTCAGTAGGCGAAGCTACTGCTGTTCAAGAAACTTCTAATATAAGTTTAAAGGGCCTGTCTACAGGTGGCGAAGGAATGACTTTCGCAAGTGAAGGTGGACCAGGCGATGAATTTGATAAAATAGGTGGGACTAATAGTGCATTTCAATCTACTCAACAAGATATTACAGCATCTCAAGTAGCTAGTATTGAACAAGCCCCGTTTAAAATGTCAGAATTGATAGGCGGGGAACACGTGGCTGGATCGGGTCCAGGCCGATAATTTATTTAACTAAAAAAGGGGTTATGAAATGAGTGAAGAACGTAAAATAACAGTGAATGATAAAGACTATAATTATGATGAGTTATCACAAGAACAACAAATGCTTGTGGAACACATTGAAAATTGTAGAAGGCAAAAAGCAAATTTAGCTTTTCAAATTGATAGAGAAAGCGTAGCAGAAGGTGCATTTGCTAAAATGCTTACAGAGTCTTTTGATAAAAAAGAAGGGGAAAAAGATGAATCTGATAATAAGTAAGATCTTAACAGGTGTATTAAGTGAAAAAGTATTAATTGCAGTTTTACTTAAAGTAGGGGATTTTTTAGTAGAAAGATCTTCTAACGATCTAGATAACGAAGTTTGGGCGGAAGTAAAAAAAGCTCTAAAGAAATAGTTATGTTAGAAAATAATACTTTCGATTCAATTATTAGGAAGGTAATTGAACACGAAGGCGGATATGTTAATGATCCACACGACAAAGGCGGTGAAACTAATTTTGGTATTAGTAAACGTTGGTTTCCTGATGTTGATATTAAAAACTTAACAGAAGAACAAGCTGTTAATATTTACTATCAAAATTATTGGATCCCTGCAAAAGTAGATCGACTTCCTGACACTTTAAGATCTACTTACTTTGATATGTGTGTGAATATGGGACAAAAACAAGCAGTAAAGATACTGCAAGAAGCCATAAATAGTAAAAAACGCACGAAAATAGACGTTGACGGCCGTATCGGACCGCAAACAATAGAAAGTGCTACAAAAATAGGGAAACGCCGTTTACAAGCGTATAGGTGTAAGTTTTATGCAAATCTTGTAAAGCAGGACAAATCCCAAGAACGCTTTTACTATGGCTGGTTTCGAAGGGCTATTGACGTATGAAGAAAAAGATAAAAAGCACAGCTGTGATATTCGGGGATATGCATTTTCCTTTGCACGATGAATCAGCTTTCAGCTGTGCATTGAAGGTAATTGAAAAAGTAAAGCCTGACGTATTTATTAATTTAGGCGATTTTGCAGAAGGGGAATATGTATCACACTGGCGTTGGAGCAGAAGAAAGCGACCGCCATTAGAATATCAACTTCCTTTAATTGATAAAGAAGCAGAAGAAGTTAATATGCATATGGATCGCATTGACTTCGCATTAAAGAAAGCAGGCTGTAAAAAGAAATATCTAGCTATGGGCAATCACGACAATTGGTATAACGCTTTTGTAGAGGAAAATCCGTATTTAGAACAATACAAACCTGAAACATTGTTTAAAATTGATAAACGTGGTTATAAATGGTTTCCTTATGGCGAGATCTTTAAAATAGAAGATTCAAAATTGTATGCTTATCACGGCGGACACTATGGATCTGTAAACCACAGCAGAATGACAGTGCAAAACTTGGGCTGTAATGTAATCTACGGACACACTCACGACTGCCAAAAGAGTGTTGTTCAACATATATCAGGCGTTCATATGGCACACAGTATGGGCTGTTTATGTAAGATTAAGAAAGATTTTTTGAAAGGCAGGAAGGTAAACTGGACGCATAATGTCGGTATTGTAGACTTTTTTGATGACGGCTGGTTTAATTTAATAACATTAGACATACATAATGGTATGACAACTTGGAATAACGAAATAATTAAAGGGGACAAATGGATCTAGGGCAAACAATTAAGAGAATAAAAGAGCTTTCAGTAATGTTAAGAGCAAAAACTATATCAGATAGGGAAAAATCACATTATGAGCCTGAATTACATAGATTAATAGATACTCTTGAGATCCCGCAATTAATAGGAGAATTTGATAATGAGTACGTATCTTGATACATATTGCACAATAGATGATATACAATTGGTAGCCCCATTTGTATTTGATTATGATAGAAAAAGAACAATAACAAATTGGGTAAGCCACAGTGGAAGTGGTAATAGTCAAGTTTGGAAAGCAGGAAGCGTAGGAAAATTCGGTATGCTTTATGAAAATGATATTGAACAAACGTCAGTAGGCTCTGTTGGGGCTATTGACGCAGACGGAAAATACTACTTTGATGAAGATGATGACGTAGTTTATTTCAGACCTACTTCAAATAATAATCCAAATTTTGATATAACTATGACAGCTGGCAGAGATAATAAAACTCTTTTTGACGAGTTTATTAAAAGAAGTTCTGATTTTGTGAGATCTTATATAAACAAACCTGTATATAAGAATAAAGGCGTAGGAACAGGCGATAGTTTAGGTAGAGATTATCCTGAAGTAATTGTCAGGGCTACTGCTTTATTAGCTGCTTCTATGGCAGTTTTACCTTATGACGAAGAACACGGATTACGTTTACAATTCCAAGTGTATGATCAAGGGACTGGAACAGGCTTATTGGATCTGATACGTAAAGGTGTTATTTCATTAGATCAAGATGAAGACGGCCGAGATAAAATAGTTAAGGAAGTTTCTATTAATGGAAATACTACTGGATCCATTGTAGATACTTTTGGATCGCCAAGCGTATCTTATGACAGAATTAAAGTAGTTATTGAAACAGGCGGTACTTTCTCTGCTGGATCCAATTCTAGTGTGAAATATAAAACTTTAACAGGAAGCGATAAAGGTCTGAAAGTTCACACAACACAAGAAGCGGAAATAATAGACGGATCGTTCCAACCAATAGGACACGGCGTTTATGTAAGATTTAGCACAGGCGTATATACTGCTGACGATGAATGGGAAGTTGAAGTTTCAGGATTAGACCACACAAGCGGTGGTGGAATAGAAACAATACAAATGAAAAGGACTTAAAATGCCAAAAGGTAAAGGAACATACGGAAGTAAAGTAGGAAGACCTAAAAAGAAAAAAAAGAAAATGGGTAGAAAAAAGAAATAAATGGCACACCTAGAAAAAGAAATCACCGCCAAAATCACAAAAAAGAGTTCTGCGATGAAAAAACAGAGCATTAGAACACGCCTAGAAGCTTATAAAATAATTTATTTGAATATAGGTGTGGCTTAAAATGAGAAGGAAATTTTTAAGTACTATTGTAAAAAAAACAAATGGTAAAAAGAAAACAAGACAGGGCCAAAGCAATAATACCAAGTATGGAACAAAAATTAGTAAAAAATACTACAAGAAAAAAAGTAGGGGACAGGGATAATGACAAAAGTAGAATTTAATAACATTTATAAGGACAAAGTTTTAGATAATATTCAAAAGCTTATCAAACAAACTATTCCAGGTGTTCCTTTGTATTATGACGAACATAGAGGACAGGAAAGTTTTTTAATTACACCTGTTTCAGATGCTTTTGTTGATTTTGCTAGTAATGCACATATTAGACAATTTACAACAGAAATTAGTTTTCAGATTCACAGTGGATCCGAGTTCACAAGAGATCGTGATATTAAAAGATTAACTGATATTGCAGAACTTTTAAAAAGAATTTTTTTTAACAACAGAGATTTAGAATTATTAAATATAACAGAATGGTATAATGCAAAAGTGTTAGATATTGTGTATCAAAGAAGCGAAGAAGACACAGAAGTAGAAAGTTTTGTATTAACATTAGAGTGCAACGTGAATGAGGTAATGTAATGAAATATAAACATATTAAAGGTTTACAATATCATAAAGTCAGAGATCTAGAAATTGATAAGAAAAAATATCAAGATCTTTTAGACGGAAAAGATATTGTATTAAAAGAAGAAGAAATTGAGTCGTTGAAAGACGCTGGTGTCAAGATGCGACCAATTGAAACAAAAAAGAAAAAAGAGGGGAAATAACAAATGGCAAAAGTATATGGTAAATCCGAATATAAAATAGGCCTATTCCATAAAAATGGTAGTGCTTTCGGTACTGACGCTGCTGTGGATTCGGCTTATAAATTGCTACCTGTAATTAATGTATCATCGCCTATTCTCAATCTTGTAGAAAGTGGCGAAATACGTAGTAATAACGCAGGTATGATAGAAACTGATTTAGATCAATTTAGAACACGTAAAGGTGGATTCGTGACATTGGATTTTGAAGTTCCTGCTGAAAGATCATTTCTTTCACGTATGGTGGCTAATGTTTTACAAGATCACACAGAAGGCGGTAGTGGTTCAAACTTAACACACACTTCACAAGCTAAAAGTGGGGCATTATTATCTAGGCCTGATTTTGACGCTAGTTCTAGTGCTGGTATCCCAAGTTTATTTGATATTGGGCTATATGGGGCTGGATCAGGCGATGACAAGCTTATGACAAGTGCAGTTTTACAAAGCTTAACACTGAACTTTGATATGTCTGACGGCAGACTATTATTAAGCGGAACATTTTATTCAGGTTTTGCAAATAATGGTTTTAAAGTAGGACAAACACTATCTGCGAATAGTGGATCGCCAAGTTTAATGTCATCAACAGTGAATCAAATTGAATCATATTTTGATACTAAAACATTAGATATTAATGGATCTGCGACAGCTGCGGTAATAACAGGTGTATCTTTCACTATTGAAAACAATATTGCAAGAGTTGGTAGAGCTGGGGACGGCGATGCTGAAAATTATGCATTCGGTATTCCTTCAGTAAATATTACTGGGGAAATCTCATTAATGTATGATGACAATTTTAATGACGGGGCTAATAACGTATTGCAAGACTTTTTAGACGGCGATACAGCAACATTAACATTGAAACAAACTACTGACGGCACAGTGTCTACTGCGGGGGAAATGTCAATTATTGCTGAGATCTATTCAACAGCAGTTAATTATGATTTAAATGCAGACACAGGTGCTATTATAACTATTCCATTTAAAGTAGTGCAACCTACTGCAAGTGGGCTTGTTAACGGCACAGCGTTTGAGTTTATACACTGCGACGGCATTAGTAATTCAAGTTGGTAAAATAAGGGGGCGTAATGAAGGTTAGTATGTTTGACAAAGAGTGGTCTATAAATACAATCACTTACAAACAAAAAAGAGAGTTGTGGCAATTAAGTTTAGATGCTTTTCAAGATGAAAAGAAACAAAATCAGGAGAAATATTTTAAGCTTATTAATAAAGTAGAAGAATATTCTGGATTAGTTGAAAAAGATCTTGCAAAACTAAGTATGGCACAAATAGACTTGTTGCTACAACAAATCTTTACTCAATATATGGGGCTTGAAAAAAAAGACTCATAGGACTTTGTAGCTACGTGTGGTTTTCCCAATTGGGTTTTCCACACGTGGCGTTAGAGTTTCCATACAAAAGACAAAGCCCTATTACTAAAAGACTCAAGACTTATAAAAACATAGAACAGGTATGGGAAGAAATATACGCTTTAATAAAAAAGTGGAAGGGAAGCAAGTATACATTAGGTCGAAATTTGTATTTTCATTTGCCTTTGTTTATGGATCCAAAATGGATTATAGACTTAGACGACAATGTGCTTCTTAAAGAATATCATTTAATCAAAGAATTTAATTTGCCTTTGGCAAAAGACTTAGACAGTGCAGACGCACGTAGAATAGAAATTTTTGATATAATAAGTACAGAGATTAATCAAATTAAAAATTATATGAGTGAGAAAAATGGCGGATAAACACATAAGATTATTAGTAAGTGCAGAAGTAAAGAAAGCTATTAAAGATCTGAATAAGACTGAAAAAGCTACTGGTGGTTTAACTTCTGCTATGCGTAAGCTTTCAAAATCAGCAAAACTACTTGCTGGGGCTGCTGCATTAGGATTTTTAGTAAAGAGATCGGTAGAAACTTCTGCGACTTTTGAAGCTTTACAAACAAGACTTGTTGCTTTAAAAGGAAGTGTCGCTGCTGGTACGAAAGCTTTTGAAACATTTAACAGCATAGCAAAGACTACGCCATTTCAATTAGAAAATGTAGTAGAAGCAGGGGCCCAATTAGAAGCGTTTGGTGCAGATTCAGAAAAGACTTTAAAATCCGTGACAGATTTAGCTGCTTTTATGGGCGTAGACGTAGTTGAAGCTGCTAATGCATTTGGTCGTGCTTTTGCTGGCGGTGCAGGTGCAGCAGACGTATTGAGAGAACGTGGTGTATTAACACAAATTAAATTAGCATCAGGTTTTGACGATCTATCAAAATTGAGTTTACCTGAATTTAGACAAGCAATGATAGATACACTTACGGATCCTGAAGGAAATATATCAGGTGCAACAGACTTATTAGCACAAACATTTCAGGGGCTTGTTTCCAACTTCCAAGACAGTCTATCACAATTACAAGATAGTATTGGAGATCTTTTAGCCCCAACAATTAAGAGAGTAATTAAAATACTTAAAACAGGAACAGACGCTTTAACAGAACAATTTAAGCAGTTAGGCGAAACAGATTTGCAAACTACATTAAGACACGTCAAGGAATTAGGCGGAGAATTTACTGAACTTGCAATAAAAGCTAATCAAATAGAGATTTTAAGTATTGATGAACAAATTGGCGGACAAACGGCAACACAAGTAGTAGAAAAAATTAATGGCCTGCAACAACAAATTGTAGACAAAGCTTCTGCTAACGCTGATATTAGATTAAAAATAGCTAATCTAACAGAAAAAGAAGCAAAAGAATTAGTATTGACTAATGAAGGATCTAAAACTAGGAAAGAATTACTTGAAGAAACTATTGCCTTCAATACTGAATATATTAAAGGCATAGGGAAACAAGTAGTAAACGAACAAGACGTTCTATTATTATTAAAACAAAAGAAAGAGCTTGAAGAAGAAATTAAAGCTTTAAAAGATCCCGATCCTGACGGACCTGCAAAAGTTATGGCAGATGAAGAAATCAGAACAAAGATTTTAAAAGCAGCTTCCGAACAAAGAAAACAGATCCAAGAAGATGAAAAAATATCTGCTTTGGGCATAGAGGAATTTGAAGCTACTGTCAGGGCGTTAGAAATAACCGAAGAACGAAAAACAAAGATTATTGAAGACGAGATTAAGAAAAGACAAAAAGCGGAAAATGAAGCACATAAAAAGAGAATTGAACAGAATTTAGAATCAGCTATATTGCAGGGACAATCTGCAAAACAAGCAGCTATATCTGTTGTGAAAGCAGAAATTGCAGAAGCACAAGCAGGATTAATTTCGAGTATTATGAAATCTGTTCCGTTCCCATTAAATCTTGCTCTAGCAGCTGGGGCAGGTAGTATGATAGGAAAAGTCACGGACGGATTATTTTCTCAATTCCAAACAGGCGGATCCTTCATTACAAGAGGGCGAACAACATTACCTATTGGAAATGGCGTTATTGTAGGGGATAATGCAAGCGGTATGGAACGTGTAGATATCACACCTTTACCAAGCCCAACAAGTAGCAGTGGATCCAATATTACAATTAATATATCGGCCCCATTGGTAGACGAAACAGTGGTAGAAACAATAATACCTGCTATTAGACGAGCAGAAAAACTAAACTTATAAGGGAATAAGAAAATGGAAGTAGACAAAGGCACAAAATTTACATTAAGCATTGAAACAGCTATAAGTATAGCCGTGACAATTTTTATGGTGGTTGGTTTGTGGTTTAATTTACAAGCTGATATAGAATTAGCGAAAGAATTACCTGAACCGCCAATTAGTAGAACAGAATATGATTTAAAAGATCAAATGATAAGAAATTCAATTTTAAATACTGAAGAAAAAGTAGAAAAGCTTGAAGAAAAAGTAGATGACATTAAAGATGACACAAGAAGTATTAATGAAACACTTATCAATATGAATAATAAATGAAGTTAAGGAAAATTACAGATGAAAAAGATAAAAGATACTTTATTACAATGCTTGTCGTATGGTTTTGTTTTTTATGCTTACTTATCTTCTTTATCGGCACAGTCAGTTAATTTAGATAGTTTTCAAGAGATCCAATTAATGAAAAATGAATTTTGTGCGGTTATAGAAGTTAATGCGTCTTGGAATTGGCAAAATAAAGTTGCATTAGAGCAAATACAACAATGTTATACGGGATATGTAGATATTTCTAATAAAGACATAGGGGCCGTAATTCAAAAAGAGTGGGACATTAAAGTTGTACCTACTGTCATTATTTTTGAGTACGGAAAAGAAGTCAAAAGATTTGAAGCAGATTTGAGTATGAGATTTAGAGAAGATGAGATCTTAGACAAAATAAGAAAAGAGATCCAATAATAAGGAAGGCACGTTAATGTTCACAAATAGTAATTACGAAGGAAAATTATCGCCTTCGATGAAGGAAAATTGGATAGTTCAAATATTTAAAAACACAGCAAGCACAGTGCTAACTACTGCTACTGATGAATCTACGTTTTTGAGGTTTTGTTTTGCTAGTGCTAGTGGAAGCGAATCAGCTTCTTATAATGGTAAATCATATTATCCAGCTATATTAAATAAACCAAGCGTATCTTATTCTTTGGATCTCAAAAGCTTTACAACAAAGACAGGAAACATAACTCTGAATTTAGCTAATATAAATTTAGACGGAACAACATTACTAGAAACTCTTGGCGAATTATATATTAATGGGCAAGTAAATATATTATCACAAATTGATGATGATGATACTGCTAATAATGCATTGCAAATATTTAGCGGAAAAGTATCAAGCTTTGCATATAGAAATAATACTATTGTTATGAATATTATATCTAACAGGCCTTATCAAAATGTATCTTTACCGCAGAGCAAAACAACAAACGTCAATAAAGATCAATATAACAATCAATTTATTCCTGTTGTTTATGGGGAATATACTGCTAACACAGGCTTTGTTAATGGCCAAGACGTATATGCTTGTCCGTTTTTAAAAAATGACGGAAAAGATTTTTTATATATTGTGCCTGAAGGAACAAGTGGATCCGATAAATTAGAATTTTACGATAAAGGTATGAAAAGATTTGTTGAAATTACAGGTATGACAAATACCACAGTAGGAACAACAGACGGGGCCAAAGTATTAAGAGTTCCCAAAAGTATGGAACGACAATTTAAAATGTTGCCTGACGATATAGGAAGTGGTAATACAATCACAACAATTGGATCGGGTGTAAGTTTGAGCTCAGGATCCGTAGCACAAATGTATGATGCTAATTCATCTACAAACGGCACAGTAGCAAATACAGCAGGGTTTAGTAGTGAAAGCAAAGGCGTTGTATTAAAACTTATAATGCCACAAATAACAGGTAAAATAACAAATATAACATTAGGGCTAACAGGTACTTATAGCCAAACGTTGACAGGTAGCCCAAGCGGGTCTGACGGGGCTTTCTTTAATTTAGCAGATGCATTGAGTAATAGTTTTGGATCTTCAAGTGGAGATATTCAATTAGTAGGAACAAATAGTAATGGTGTTAAAACAGATGAAACAAATACTGCTTTACCTACTTCAACAGACGTGTCAGCAATATTAGAAAATAATGCTTTACCTGATAATCTTTATTTAAGTTTTAGATTTAACGCAGAAGGCGATGATGTAGATTACAGCAATTTTAATGTGATATTAAAAAATATATTTTTAACTATTACAGCAGAAAATGATTTAGTCAATGAGCCGATAGCTTCACAAGAATTTAA